AGATCCCTTTATAAATCCACCTTCAGCCTCTGAGGCTGGAAAAAGTCATCGCCAAAAAACATTAGACATATATGGGTTTGATCCGTATGCAAGTAGAGGTTTTGTTCCTAATTTCGCGGCAAAAAAAATCAGCAGATTTAACAGTTTAGATGAATCCTTGAGGCATATCAGAGAAGGTGGCTCAGTTAAAATACCTCCGCCATCGTGGAGCGGTTTTGCTGGATCGAGTATAGGAGTAGACGAACAGAGGGAATTGCTTCGGCAAGCTCAAGGCGGAGGCTTATCTGCCCAAAGAGCTAAAGCTGCAGACGAAAAAAGAGCCCAAAGAAAAAGTCAGCGCATGGATATTAGTGGCTCTGGGTATGCGGTACTCGTACCTCAAATCAACAGAACTCCAGGAATTGCCCAGCCAAGCGTAGGCACTTTTAAATCTGGAAGCAAAACCTATCCTTACAGCATGTCTAATTTATTGGTTGCTGGCCCGCAAAGCCCCTCTAGTGATCAAGCTACTAATCCACAAGAAGATAATTTAGAAAGTAGCGTTTCTCAAAACATTTTTAAATCATCCGCTCAATTCTCAAATGCAATTAAACCCAAAGGGACTCGAGGGGTAAACTCGTCAACTATAAAGAAAAAACTCGAATCAACTCCTGGAGGCAAAGGGGCTGTGGGAGCTGCCGTTGGGGCCGCTTTCGAAGCTGCGGTAGCTCAAGCATACGGGATAGATAGCGCTATGTCTGCAGAAAGAGGTAAGGGAGATTTTGATGTAAATATCAGCAATACAAGCAAATCTCCTGGAACACTCGATAAAGTTCGAAAACTTTTTGGTATCGGAAGCTCTGGGATAAATAGAATGGATTTTAAAGCTTCTGCAAATAAATCAACATTTGACAGTATGGCTAAAAAAATCTTTAATGATAATAGGCAAAAATATTTAGCTCAAATAGGCCAGACAGCTGCCTCAGGATTTATCCCAAGCTTTGCGAAAGATCATCCATTAATAGAAGCAATACAAAGAGAACAAGCCGCTGGTCTACCTGTATCTAAAATTAGAATCAATCAAAGCAATAAATTAAAAAGTTCCAGCAATCCAATGGGACTCGCAGTCACAAATACTAGAGACGAACCAAGAGGCATGCAAGATGTTCCAAATTTTGCTGCTCGTAGTAGAAAACTGCCTGGTTTTGATTCAAGTGTATTTCGCGACTTAAAAGTATTGGGAGGAGCAATGAAGGAAATGAGTAAAACTGGAGTCAAGTTAAACTCTGACATGCAGTCATTTGTAAAAACATATAATACTCACGCACTTAACCAAACTGGTTTAAACAAAGAAACCTTACTACTTCGACTTAAAGAAAAAGGAGCCAGTGAAGGACAAACTAAAGAAGCACTAAGGCAGTTGGGTTTTGAAAAGCAAGAAACTGCAGAAGGTATAAAGCAAATTAACGCAGCTAGAAAAAAATCTGATCAAGAAAAACTCGTAAATAAATCAGGTAAATTAGGGCTTGGAGAAGAAGGGGTCATCGGTAGCAGGCTTAGAGGGCTTAGGGATAGTAAATCGAAAGGCGCAAAAGCTCTCAGGAGTTTCGGTAGATTTTCTGGCGGATTCGGCGCAAGCTTTGGATTACCTATTGCTGGAGGAATAATAGATCAAGGTCTTACTTCTGCTTTCGGCGGAGATAGAGTCAAAATGAGTAAGGGTCAAAGATTTGCTAGCGGCGCTGCAGGTAGTATAACTACAGGCCTTTCTTCAGGAGCAATGCTAGGAGGTGCAATAGGTAGCGCTGTACCTGTTATTGGAACTGCGGTTGGAGCTGCTGTCGGAGGAGCTCTTGGAGCGGCTGGAGGCTTGGTAAGTGCTCTGGGTAATACAGAATTAAGTATGGAAGAGCTCGCTGGGGTAGTTCAAGAAGCCTCCTCAATTCAAACTGAATTAAATAATACTTTTGGAGCGCTAGATCAGCTCAAATCATCAGGCTTATCCGAGTCTGAATTAGCTAAAAAAATAAGCGAGACATTAAATAAAAGTAACCCTAATCTAAAAAATCAAAAGGGTCAAACTTTAGCTCAAGCATATCTAGGTGCAAACAACGAGCAAGAAAGAGCAGCTGTTCGCGAAAATTTTGCCCAAATTACACAAAAGCAAGTAGGCTCAGCGCAATTATTAGAGAACTTAGGACTTTTCAGAGAAGCTGCTGACGATGCCAATCCATTTATTGGTAAATCTAAAGGCGTGGGAGAGAGAGAAAGATCAAAACTAGCTAGCTCTTTTGGCCAGTTTGGTTTAACTGAAGATCAAATTGGAAGCTTAAGCAACTTAAAGAAAGATAGATACATGACAGGCAGAAGCTTGGGAGGGCGCCCTATCTTTAAAAGCGCTGCGGAAGGGGAAAAAAGGTCAGGCGAAAACGTTGCTAAAATCCTAGGTTTTGATAAACAAAAAGATGAAGTTAATTTTAACTTAATAGCTGACGAAATAGATAATATTATAGACGAAGGTGGCTGGGACTCTTTCCTTAAAGCCGTTCAGGAATCAGGTAAGAACCTCAAAGATGTCCTAGAAGGTAGTGCAAAAGTCGCTAAAGAAATGAAGAATGCGGCAAGAGATTTTTCTTCGCTCAAGGATAATATAAGGCAAGCTGCAGTTAAAAGCAAAATAGCATTTGAATTCCTAAAAGGGGATTTAAAAATAAAAAACGAGCTCGATGAACTCAAGCTAAAGTATATGACAATGAATTCTTCTGTGTCAGACAGGCTGGCAATGGAAGAGAACATGCTCAAAGCTCAAGCAGGGGTAAATGCAGAGCTAGAAAAAAGCGAAAGCCTTGAAGAAACTAGGCAAAAACTATTAGGTGACGTTTTAAATCAGCTCAAAAGTGAGGGAGTGACCCCTACTGGTTTATCCGCATTTTCAGAAAAAATACAAAACGCTAGTGCAGAAACAATTAAAACACTTTTAGATTCTCCAGAAAAGCTCGAAGAGGCCTTGGGCATTAAACCTGGCACATTGGCTCAAGGTAGGCAATTATCCGAGTCCATAAAAACAGTTCTTGATGGATATAAAGAAAGCGAATCTTTAATTAACGCAAAATTGAGCATTGAGAATAAGCAGATCACAACTCAAATGCGTATTCAAGAATTGCAAGAAAAAGAAGCTAACTCGAGACAGCAATTAAATCTAGCAGTTGATGAAAAAATTCGCTCTCTAAGATCTATTCAAATAGACGAAGGTCTCGGGTTTGATTCTGAAATAAGAGCAATTGAAAGAGAAAGAAAGTATCAGCCTTTCACAAAAACAGGAGACGGAGCTCAAGAACTTTTTGATATTGAAACAGAGAGTAAATTACTCGCAAAAAGAAGAGAAAAATTTAGTGCAGAATCAATCAAGGAAACTCAAATTCAAGGAGCTCAGTTATTTAAAGATACATCTGTGCAGGATGCATTAATTAATTCAAATGATAAATTAATAATAGCCATAGACGAATTAAGGGCGACGTTGGTAGAACAAGCTAATGCTGATGTATTTGCTGCAGCGGCAGAGCAAGAAAAGTTAAAAAGCGGAGGTTCTAGTTTATCGAAAGAGCTTGAAGAAAGACAGGCAAGAATTTCAAGCATTCAAGAGCAACTAAAAGCAAATGCCTCAGTTCCTCTAGTGAAAGATGAAGTGGCCCAAAGACAAATTCCGCAAGTTGATTTTATTAAAGCTTTTGGTCTTGGAGGTAATAGATTTGCCCAACAAAATCCATTAATGAGCGCTATATCACAAAACCAAAAAAACTTCTCTCAACCAGGAGATTTAAACTTAGCGTTCGCAGATTGGAATAACCAGCAAAAATCAATTTCAAAAAATCAAGGAAGTTTAAAAACGGCAGATGAAATTGAAAAAAGTAATAAAGCTCTCGAAAGTGAATTATCATCATTAACTAAAGAAACGGCGGAGTTACAAAATAAAATTGGATTAATAAATAGAAACAAAGGATTACTTAGCCCTGGCCCCACCAATACTCTTCAGGAATCTCAAGATAAAGTTAAAAACTTTAATTTAAATAAAATATTTAACGATGCTCAGTCTCAGTTCTCAAACGTAAAAGACCCCACTAAATTTAACGAGTCTATGAAAAATGAGATGCTGAAAGTTATAACAAAAGATGCTGGCTTCCAAGAAGCTCTAGGAAAAAGAAAAGATCTTCAAGGTGCGAAAATAGAAGATCAAATTAAAGCTTTATCTCAAGACGGTTCTTTCTCTAAAATTAGCGAAGCCTCAAATACTATATTAAATAGTTTTGCTCAATTAGATAATAATGTAAGAAAAACTTCTGCTGGTTTTGATGAAGACGCCAAGGACCTTGCTGCTCATTCAGAGCAAATTAAGGCTCAGTTTGACCCTCTTAGAAAAATGGCAGACGAAACAGAGAAAGCTTCTTATTCAATTAGGAAACTCAAAGAATCTGGCGATATATCGGGTGCGGCACGAGCCTCTTTAGACTTGCAGCGTCAATATAATGTTTCGAGCCCCGCTCAACAAATGGCCATGAGGCAAGGAATGGCTCAACAAGGAATGAGCCCAATGAGTAATAGAGATGTCTTTCTCGCAGGTGTAGCCAGTAACTCAAATACCGTTCAGAATAGCGAGTTAGAATTTTACAGAACCCTAGGTGAAGACTTGCCTAGAACATTCTCGAGCAATATGGCTAAAGCTTTAACTGAAGCTGGCGCAGGAATTAAATCATGGGATGACGCCCTCCAAGATGTTGCTCTGGGTTTTCTTGATACATTAAACCAAGCTATTCAACAAAAACTTTCAAATCAAATCTTAGGCTTAGTGAATACAGGAATCGGGTCGATGACAGGAGGATTCAGTCCTTTCTCAAAAGGTGGAGTAGTTAGAAGGAGTGATGGAGGAGAAGTTTACGGAGGCAGTGGAACAAAAGATGACGTTCCTGCGATGTTAAACAGCGGGGAATATGTAATTCGTAAATCTGCAGTGAATAAATATGGAAAAGATTTTTTAACATCCATCAATTCAGGTACAGTTAAGCAAAGAAATCAAGGAGGTATGATTGGACCTGCAGACCCAAGTCGAGAATTAGAAGAGCAAACAGGAGAAGGCGGGTTTTTGATTTCTTCATTTGGTCAGGCGGGCACGATGGAAGCGGGAGCAATTACAGGTAGAGACAATCTTATGAGTTTCGCAACTCAAGCTGGAACTTCTGGAGCAAGAGATGTAATTCAATCAACAGGAGCAGTAGATGATTACGGCCAAGCAATGCCTTCCAGCTCAGGAGGGGGTGTTAATATTCAGTTAGAGGACGAGAGTGCTAGGCTATCAGGGTTAGGCTTAATTAGCGGACCTGTTGCGGATGAAGTAATGACTGCAAAACAGCAAGCTTTAGATGCTGTAGGCGCCTATGATAGAAATGTTGAAGCGTTAAGAAAATATAGAGAGCAACGCAAGAAAGCAATTAAAAATGCCATCAAACAGGCTTTAATAGGGGCAGCAATTAGTTTTGGAGTGTCACAATTAACGAGCGCAATACAAAGTACTCAAGTAGCAAAAGCATCAAACACAATGGGTCTAGAACAAGGGGTTAGGGCTGAAGCAGGTGTTCCAACAGGGCCCTTAAGGCCAGAAACTTTCAAACAACACGCCCCGCAAGTAATGAAGGATATGAATATTTCTTCTGGAGATCTTTACATGAAAGGAGGAATGCCAAATATGGCCAAGGCCAGTTCTCGCTTTGCAATGAACGGAATTAGTAATCCTCAAGCTTACGTATCATTTACTGGAGGAGCTAATCCAGGAAGCTCGACAAGAGGCTCTAGCAGTTTCACTAAAAACTTATTTTCCAGAGGGGGTAATGCAGCTAATGCTCGATTCGCAGGCTCTGGTTTTCAAGTTAATTCTCTAGGCATGGCTTCTCAGCAATCTGGTTTCTTTGGAGGCTTTAAGAATCCAAATCTTTCTCAAAATATTGGTGGTGGATCAGTGGCAGACATTCTTTCTTTACAAAACACTTCATGGAACACTTCGGCGGGTACAGCAATGATGGGGCAAAACATGGCTCCTCTATCCAGTAACGCAGCTGGCTTAGCAGAAACTAAAACAATATCTGGGTCTACTGGAGTAGTTAATAATGTCCAGCGACGATTAACTGAAAATTTCGCGTTAGGAGGGAAAGTGGGTCACTCCGCTCAAAAAGGGAAAGTCCCTTCTTTATTAACTGGAGGGGAATTCGTAATAAATAAAGATGCTGTCAAAAAACACGGCTTATCTTTCTTTAATAGTATCAATGCTCAACGTTTAAATAGAGGTGGAGTTGTGGGTAAAAATGTATCAATGCCCGCAGGCAGTAACATGGATTCTCAGTCTGAACTTTTACAGCAAATTTTAGATACATTAATAATACAAGGGGAAACCGCAGAATCAACACGCAGTGAAACTCAAACCTTAAAAGAAACGATAGAATCAAAAACAACAAACAATATAACAACTGGAGAAGCAGGCGAAGCAGGCACAGATCAATCCACTATATTACAATCTATTTTAGAAGAAATTAAAAATCAAAATACCACTATTTCTCAAGAGATATCAAATAGCGTACAAAATGTAATAGATAAAAGTCAAACATCTCAATCTACTGAAATAAATAATTCTTCTAGCTCTAATTCTAATTCTGTACGTAGTTCATCTAATGTATCTAATGTTTCAAATAATTCTAATTTTGTAGATCAAGCTAGCATACAAAATGATTTACTTTCTCAAATATTATTAGCTTTACAATCTCAACCTTCTGGAGGAAGCGGAGGCTTTTCAACCTCTAGCGGAGGATCAGGCGGAGGCGTAGGAGACATAAACATCAATGTAACTGTAGACTCAAAAGGCGGCTCGCAATCTTCTTATGAAGGCGGAGGATCAAGCGACATGGGAAGTGCTAACGGCGTTAATTCTAGCGTTAATCAAAAAGCCAATGACATCGCAAAACAAATTGAAGAGTCAGTTATTAAAATATTAACAGATCAACAGAGATTAGGCGGCGTATTACCAAATCCAAGTAAAATGAAGTAATGAACGGAGCAAATTTTAATTACGAACAAAAGTTTTTTATAGAAAACTATGAAGTCTCTGGCGTTACAGCAATAGATGGCGGCTATCAAATAAATGAAGAGCCCCTTAATGTTTTAGGTCACGGATATTTTGATAGCTTAGTTACTCAACCTCTTCAAGGTAATTTTTCCATAGAGAGAAGTTTGATTACAAGAGATCCGTTATTAAATTATACTGGTGAATTAGGGTTCAACGGTGGAATTTATTATAATGGAACTAGCTTTGATTTTGTTAGTGGCTATTTACAGGATTACTCTGTCTCTTGTTCTGTAGGAGCCATACCTTCAGTTTCTGCCGACATTGCTGTTTACGGAAATATAGGAGGAGGATCTCGCACATTAGCAAAAAATAAAGTTAAAAATTATAACACAACTTTACATCATACCGAAACTGGGTTAGTTAAGCAGTATGTCGAAACTGGGATATTAACTACTGGAGTAGTCAGGGATCAAGATTCAGTAAAGCTAGACGCCATAGAATGGTTAGATTACGGATGGGTTGGTTTATCTGGAGACCATCCTAGGTCGGCCACTCCAATTTTGCACCCCGAGGAAGATGGAGAAATTATTCAAATACCAGATCAAGGATCTATACATATTTCTGGGTTCGGTACAGAAACTAATCGCGTACAAAGTTTTTCTTATACTCTTTCTACCCCAAGAGAGCCTATTTATGTAGTTGGAAAAGATAGGCCTGTTGAAGTGCAAGCTATACCTCCTTACGAGGTTAACGCTGAAATAGTATTACATATTGATGATTATGAAGCTAAAAATGTTTTTGATTACTTAATACAAAACACTAGCCCGCATAAAAAAGATCTTTCTATTTTAGTTAAAAACTCTGACAACACATCAGTTATTGGTTCTTACAATATACCTAATGCACGACTCATAGGTGAAAACATAAGCGCATCAGTAAATGAACAATTAGAGATTTCTTTATCATATCAAGGTTATTATAATTTTCTCGATGAATCAATAATTTCTGGAAGCCTCTCAGCAGAGTTAGACGACGTAGAAATTGGTCCCGAGCCCGACAGGCAATGTCGAGAGCCGACTATCCAAGTGTATAGACCTCAAGCTAAATTAGCTACGAGCCAAACTCAGTCCTGCTTTACCTTAAATTGGAAAGGTTTTGTTATAGACCATGAATACGAACTTGATGTTTCTAAAGAAGATCCTTATTTCAATAATAATAATAAAGTTTTAGATAAAATGCGCTTCCAGGGAGACGGTAATCTGCAAATTACATATTCATATGAGTTATGCGCTCTTGAGCCAGGTACTGTTTATTATTATAGAATAAGATCTAAAAATGAATATGGAGAATATTCGCAATGGTCTAACGTTGTTGAGACTATAACTATTCCTGCCAATCCAGAAATTACTAGCTTTTCGAACTGTCAAGATTCTCCTAGTTTTGGGTTTAAGTTGAATTGGACAGCTTCAAAAGGAGCTAATCATTATTTATTAGATTTATCTAACGATCCTAATTTTGCCAGTCTAGTTTTAGATTCGTATCTTGTTACTACAAATAACTATTTAATTCAAGAGCTAGATGCAGGTAAAGTTTTCTATTCTAGAGTAAGGTCTGTTAATAATTCTGGAACAAGTTCCAATTCTGAAATATTTAAAAACCAAACTAGATCACCCCAGCCCACAAATATTAGATTCTCAAATATTTTAGAAACTGAATTCATGCTGAACTGGGATCCGTCAAGACTGAATAATGGTTATATGGTTTCAGTTTTCAAACATGGGTCTTCTGCTCCGCTCATCAGATATGATAGGAAGAAAACTCATTATACCTCAATGGAAATTACTGGTTTAGAGCAAGGCGAAACATACTCCGTAGTTTTACATGTAGATAATGACTGCGGAGAAACTTCAGGAACTTCCCCAGAATCAGTAACCCTCATACCAAAACAAGTAACCAATATATCAGCAACTCAATGCGATTTCTATGGATTTACTTTATCCTGGCCTAATATAACTGGAGCTTCTGAATATGAGATACAATATACTAGCGCGGTTGATGCAAATGGTTTTCCAGTATACAGTTTAACGAAAACCTCTTCAATTAATAGTTATGACGTAACAAATTTGCTAGCTGGAAAAAAATATTGGTACAGAGTTAGGGCAATTAATCCTACAGGGCAAGGAGACTATTCTTTTGATAAATTTAAAGTAACCATACCTCCTGCTCCACTAATTATCGAATCGCCCTCTACAGAACAGGACTCAATACTTTTAAAATGGAATAATACTGATGGAGCAGAAAGTTATGAAGTTGATGTATCGCTACAATCAAATAATTTTAACCCCAATTTGACAGGCTATAATTCAAAATCGGTTGAAGAGAATTCTCTAAAGGTGACAGGATTAACGGCTGGGCAAAACTATATCTATAGAATTAGAGCTGTTAACGATTGCGGCGCATCTCAAAATTCAGAAACTGGATCTGATTGTACGGCGCCTGCAACACCAACTAATTTATCAGCTTCTTCAGCAACCCCTAATTCATTCAACGCATCTTGGGGGTCTGTGGGCGGTGGAGTTAAATATATATTCGATCTATCAAAATCAGAAACAATGAGCCCCCTAATAAGTAACTATGCGGGAGTTGAGTTGTCAGCAAATAATATTTCATTAAACAATTTACAAGAAAAAACAGAATATTATTTTAGAGTTAGATCATCTGATGGTGATTGTGGGAAAAGTCCATATAGTAATGTTGTTTCTCAAATTACTCCGTCAAAGTCTTCACTTAAAGGATTAAATCCTCCATCAAATTGCTCTTATTATGGGTTCACTGCATCTTGGGTAAAAGATCCAAATTCTACACAATATGAGTTTAATTTATCTGAAGATATTAATTTCTCTTCTTTTGTCGGTTCTTACAATACTAGCTTCCGTACTTCTTCTTTGTCAATTAATATTACCAACTTAGATCCAGGAACAAAATACTATTATAGGATAAAAGCTTTTAATCAATATGGATCAACAGAATATTCTGATCCAGAATTAGTCTTAACTTTTCCCAGCTCCCCAACCTTAACTTCCTCTAATGTCACGGCTAATAGTTTTAATATCGCCCTATCCGAACCAGCTTCGGTAATATCATATGAAATAGATATATCAACTAATTCAAACTTTTCAAACTTTATTTCAGACTTTAGGTCTAAAGAGACAAGCGACACCTCTATTCCTGTTATTGGGCTATCCCCCAATACGAGATATTATATTAGAGCCAGAGCTAAAAATTTAGGATGTGGGTTAAGCCAAAACTCTTCCACTATAAATGTATTAACCGAGTCAATGCCATCGACGCCAAGTAAGCCTTCAACATCAAACTGTACATACTATGGTATAACCTTGTCCTGGGCAGCTTCTCTAAACGCCGATGAATATAATTTATTACTATCACAGGAGCCTAATTTTTCCTCATTTGAACAGGGCTATAATGAAGATTTTTTAACTGCTTCGATATCTGAAGTAATTGAAAATTTAGATCCAGGTAAAAAATATTTTTATAAAATAAGAGCAAAAAACAACTTCGGTTATTCTTCCTTTTCTTCTTCTGGAGACTTTTTAACTTTTCCTAGTGCTCCAAATTTAAATATAAGATCCGTGGGAGTTGATTCTGTTGATTTATCATGGGCTAGAGTATTATCAGCTAATAATTATATTATATATTATAAAAAAGAAGGGGCTAGCAACTATACCGAGGTTTCCACTAACGATCTATCATACTCAATAAACAACTTAGATTCTAATCAAAAATACTTGATTCACATGAAATCAGAGAATGATGGATGCGGGACAAGCCAAGCTTCATCAGGACAAAGTTTCACAACGCAATCTTCAGCGAGTTCAGTTTCAGGCCTCACAAAAGTTGATTGCTTCCAGGGAGGGTTCGAGGTTAATTGGTCAGCCTCTCTAGATGCGAGTTATTATAAGGTTAATTTATATGAAGACGGAGAGTTGCAAAGATTTGTAAATGTATATCAAAATTCTACAAAATTCAATAATTTATCGAGCGGAGTCGAATATCAAGTTACGATTCAAGGAGCTAATGAATTTGGGCTTTCTCCAGAGTCTAATCCTTTATCAATAGTCACGAAGCCCGCATCGCCGTCTAATCTTTCGACGTCTTCTTCAGATTCTTCTGTTTCAGCATCGTGGGATGCGTCTAGTTCAGCCAATGAATATATTGTAGAAGTCGCAGGAAATGCAAATTTCAACCCCATTATTTCATCTGAAACAACATCCTTAACATCCAAAACTTTTTCCACTGGAATTGATCAAAATTCGACATACTACATTCGGGTTCAAGCATCAAACAGCTCTTGCGGAGCTGGGCTTTTCTCCACACCTATATCAGTCACAACAATCTCGTCTCCCCCAAGCGCAATTTCAGGAATCAATACTTCAAATTGTACATATTCAAACGACTCATATGGCTTCACTTTGTCTTGGGAGCCAAGCTCTAATGCAACTTCATACGAAGTAAATTTATCAACAGACCCAAACTTCACTTCTTTTGTAGAAGGTTATGACACCACTCATTCTACCACCTCAACTTCTATAATATTTATAAATCTATCTGCTGGAACTCAATATTATTTTAGAATTAAAGCTAAAAATAAAGATGCTGAATCAGCGTACTCTTCAACAGATAATATAATTACGATACCAGCTGCTGCACAAAATTTAATATCTACAAGCACGGGTTGCGATGGATGCACTAATATTGAGTGGGATGGCTCTAGCGGAGTAACAGGATATAAACTTTATGTCGCATTAGACAGTAATTACTCACAAACAATAGCAGATTATGGTTTTAAAAATTTAAGTAGTACTGATACTACTCATGAAATATGTAATCTAGATTTAGGGACAGAATATTATGTAAAACTCATATCTTATAATGATTGTGGCGAAAGCGAAGCTTCAGAGCTTTTGATAGAGACACCTCCAGAAATTCCTACAACAAGATTATCTTCCCAAATTAGATCAAATTCCTTTACAGCTACTTGGTCTTATCCTTCGGGAGTTAGTTATTTTGAATTCTTTTTATCAGAAGCTTCAGATTTCTCAACCACTGTATCAACTTACGACGGAGTTCAAACTTTTACGAACAGAATAGCAGTCGATGGATTGACTGCGAATGTTTACTATTATAAAGTAAAAGCTTACAATTCACAAAATCAAACATGCGGTGAATCTGATGTGCGTACTACTACGCTCGTAGTCAGCGCTCCGACGGCTACGGCTGCAACCAATAATAATATTGATTGTACTGAAACAGGCCATACGTTTTCTAGTACAGCAGCTTCTTTTACCATCAACTGGAACGCTCAAGGATCAGCTACAGGTTATTATGTAGATGTAAGTGAAACTTCCGATTTCACATCTTTTGTAACCGCAGAAAACTCTTCAGGAGTTGAAATATATCTTGAGTCTTATGAAGTTCTAGGAGCAGGATCAAATTCTTTGTCAGTTCAAAATCTTTCTTCTGGAACATTATATTACTACAGAATTAGATCTTTTAATGATGAAGGCTCATCATTAGATTCTAACGTAATAACAGTTTTAACAAAGCCTTTTCGACCAGCGTTTACAACTAGTAATGCAGCTTCAGGCTCAGGATTAACCCTGAATTTTATTCCAACCTTTTCTCAAAACACAGCTAATTCTAGCACGACTGCCCAAGAATATTCATTAAACATTTATAGTGATGCGGCTTTAAGTAATTTATTTCTCACCGATCAATTTACTTCGAATCAGGTCTCTCTAAGTAATTTGGCAGCAGGCGGAGTATATTATGCAGTGGGCATAGCTACTAATGAATCAGGAGATTCTTGTGAGTCCGCAGTATTTGAGTTTTCTACGTCAAAAGCCTTATTAAAGCAAGACGAATTCCCGATTGTGCAGCAAAATGGTGACTTTATTTTACTTGAAATCAATAATTAAAAAGTGTAATATCTTATATGGCAGAAACTAAAATATCAGACTTAACTCTTTTAAGTGCTAACGAATTAGATGCGACTAATGATGTTTTCCCTATAGTTGATATAAGCGCAGATCAAACCAAGAGCATGAAAATAGCTGAACTAGAGGTTGGCTTATACCAAGGCGGAGATAGAAACCCAAGCTTTAATGACGTCTCTGCAGTTGACTTAACTATCACTAATGACATAAGCGCTAACGGAACAGGCGATATTTTCTCTACATTAAACTCAAGCGTAGAATCCAACACAAACGCTCTTACTAATTTAGGTAATAGTTTTGTCACTATAAACGATGCTCAAGATATTGCTGCGGTAAAAGTTTTTGATGAAAATGTTGGTTTTAATAACCATATTTCTATAGGTCAAAACGGAGGCGCAGATCTGGAATCTGCATCTATCGGAAACAACAGTCTAGCAGCTCTTGAGGTTCATAATGTAGTAGGGACTACATCTATTTATGCATCTAATGACATTGTCGCATTTTCTGACATTTCCGTTAAGGATAACATCAGGCCAATCCCTCATGCTATTCAGAAAGTTAAAAGGCTTAATGGTCGCCTATATACAAGAACAGACTCTGAAGATCAAGAAAAAATCCATATGGGGTTAATTGCTCAAGAAGTAGAACAAGTGATTCCAGAGGTCGTGAAAGACTTGCCTGAAGGTAAAAAAGCGGTAGCATACCAAAATATTATCGGACTATTAATTGAGGCTGTAAAAGATCAACAAAAACAAATTGAAAATTTAAGCAAGCAAATAAAATGACACTTCCGTCTTCAGGGCCGATTTCTTTCAGCGAAATTATAGGTGAAAGTTCTTATGGTTTTGGGCGGCTATCTGAGCAAGACAAATTTATACAAGAAAAATTGGCAGATGAATATAGAACGGGAGATGTCAATGCTCCTAATTTTGCAGATGAAAAGATTAAATTTTCCGAATTCTATAACTTTGACGGATATGATGACAATAACTTCTTAATCTCTGAGTTTGAAGACGGCTCGCAGCCCCACTCCAGCAGGATAAAAGATACGGGAGCTTTTTTGATTACAGATGACAATGGTAGAATTTTAAGAACTGATGATAAAGTAGGAAATGAAACTATCATAAAACATAAATCAGAAAGTTCTAGCGACGGTGAAGTGTATTTATTTGCTGAATTTTGTAGAAATTTTGGATTCCCGTATGCAAGGGTTTTTTACGAGTTCACAAATAATGGTGACATTGAAAATTTATATTTGCAGGAATCAAGTTGGCCCGCAAACTCAGAAATTATTTTAATTAATAACGGAACGGTAGCAAACCCTTCGAATTATGGGCTCTATACTCAACTATTATGACCAAAATAAATTCCAAATCTTCACCAATTTCCTTAGGGAGAATAAGGGGTGAGGCTGGAGGATTAAACCTCACATCTTCTCTATCTACCAGAGATATATCTAATTTTGCATTTAATTCATCGTTCCCAAGGATAGGTGATGATGGGCAAACATTAAGCGGGTTTTCGCTAGGCGCTGATTTTAAGTTTTCTGAATTTGAATTTATGGATGCTAATCCTGGATATTATCTGATTGCAGACGGAGAAGATGATTACCCTACATTACTTGAGCGCTCTGATGATGGCTGGTTAGAGACAGATGACGGTGATAATTTAGTTAGCGATAATGAAAATGGAAATACGTCTGTTGTAGCAATACATATTATTAATGCGACTACATTAATTAACGTTAATCTAAGGTCAATTTTATTCCAAACTAGAGGATACACTACAGAAGCTGAAGCCATTATATTTATAAATAGAGGAGTAGTATATTCCAAAGATAGTTCTTTGCCCGCCTTACAAACAGGCTCTGGGTGGGAAAATAACTCTTACATTAAAATTATTAATGAAGGCTTGATTTATGGAGCGGGAGGAGATGGTGGAAATGCATTAAATTATAACACAGACATAAATGGCAAAGATGGTGGAGATGCAATTAGCTTGCAATATAATGTTGAAATTGAAAATAATGGCGGAAGTATTTTTGGTGGCGGAGGAGGTGGGTCTGGCTCTCTTTACAGCGGGGGTGGTGGAGGCGCTGGCATATTTGCAGGAAAAGGCGGCTTTGGGAACGCTAATGGAAATGATGGGACCGCTATAAATGGCGGGGCTCCTGGAACGCTTTTTTCTGATGATACATTTGCCCCTATGCCTGGTGGAGATTTAGCTAAAGCAGGGTTTGGGAATGCGGGAAGTGGAGGAGCTGCGGGGCACTTATTACGCAAGAATGGCTTTTCAATAAACTCAAATACTTTGAATAATGGAAACTTTACTTCCACTACCTTAAAAGGCACAATAGGATGATACATTTATTCATAAACAAAAATGATCAAATTATTTTTGCATTTCCAGCTGAATCAAAAAAGCCAAGATTAGATGCCATACAATATATAGATAAATCACACAATAAAGATGAAATAAAAGTTATAGTGGTAGATGATTCTGAATATATTAATGTAGAAAATATTATACGAAATAAAAGCGATGATAAAGAAAAACTTTATTATAAAAATGGATCAATTGTAAAAGTGTAATATATACTATATATGGCTAATGTTAAAATAAGAGGTTTACCTACATTTTCAGATGATTTCACAAATGAATCAACTGATTTTTTAGTCATAACTGAATCAGGCGCTGAAACCTCTAACGCCGCACGGACTTCAAAAATATCTATAAATAAATTAAAAAAATATATAGAGATAGAAGATCTAGATGGCGACACCAAATTTAGCGTTCACACTGGAGATAATACTGCTTCGATAACTTGCGACGGACTTACTCCTGCAATTGTAAATAAATCAGGGATTAATATAAATCCATTAAATCTTTCTGCTCCGATAAATTACGGATTAGGAATCTTTACATCTGATGGGATTAAATTCCCCGCAGGATCATCCGCCCAAAGACCAACTCCAACAAATGGCTTAATGAGATACAATACAGAACTTGGTCAATTTGAAGGTTACGTCAATAACGCATGGTCTCCATTTTCTAACTCCACGACAACCGTTAGTGGGCCCGACTTCTCAATTCAATACAAAAGCGGCTCATCATTCACAGGAAGCTCTAATTTAATATATTCAGAAGAACAATTGAGTGGTGCCAGTGGATTTTTTCATGATTTTAGAGTTACTGGAGATTTAGCTATTGGAGGAAATCTTTATGTTACAGGAGAAATGTTTGTAGAATCTGTGACTGATATCTCCACCACAGGCGATATTAGTGGGTATAATCTTAAAGGAACTAGTGGAATTTTTGGCACCACAACAGGACAAATAGGAGGCTTCAGCCAAGAACTCACGATTAGCGGTGTTCCCGTATTAACTGGAATAGAAATAGGAGATTTTGTAAGTACTGGAGAAACTGGCGTTTTCGTCACTACAGGTCAAACGGGAGATTTTGTAACTACTGGAGAAACTGGTGTGTTTGTCACTACGGGTCAAACGGGAGATTTCGCAACCACAGACTTATTAACAGGAATATCCGATGCAGACAATGATACTTATATAACAACAGAAGAAAGTTCAGATTTAGATAGTATATGTTTTTATACATCAGGAAGTAAGAGTGTAGAAATTGACGCCAGTGGAGACCTGCTCTGTTATAATGATGTTGTTGCATACTATAGCGCCTCTGACCAAAGACTTAAGGAAAACATCCAAACAATAGATAGTCCGATAAATAAAATAAAACAAATAAATGGAATATCTTTTGACTGGAAAGAAGAAATGCAGCCAAAATATTCTGGTAAAGATTACGGTGTGCTTGCTCAAGAAGTAGAGCTTGTTTTGCCAGAAGCCGTAAAAGATAAAGAAAATGGCTTTAAAAGTGTAAAATATAATAGTATAATACCATTACTAATAGAGTGTATAAAAGATCAAGAAAAAAGAATTAAAGAATTAGAAAAGATATGTCAATCGAAAGTATAAAAGTAAGGGATTTAAATACAACATCTTCAATAGGTGAAAATGATTTGTTGTTAGTAGCTAAGGCAGACGGGACTACTCAGAATGTAAAAATTTCAGACTTGCTCACATATGTATCATCGAACTCATCAAACTCATCAAACTCAGCAGGCTGGAGCAGCGGATGGGTTAACTATGCTGGTCTTACTTTTGTAGCTAATAACGCCACCCTATCTTTTACCCATAACTTAGGCACTGACGATCTTATATTTTCGTTGTTCGCCAGAGATACAGATGGCGGTGGAAACTCTGTAAGAGTAGATTTACAACCGACTAATCCCCCCACTTCCTTGGGGGCGCAATTTTGGGGCGCACAAATACAAGGCATAGAAGCGAATACAGTTACGGTTCAACTTCCTTCGTATGGTGTTATAAAACTTGAGGCTAACGGGAATTGGGGTTGGAAAAATTGGAATACTCAACAAATAAAGGTGGTAGCCAAGGTAATTTAGTGTAATATAGAATATGAGTAACCAAAGAAGTTTCTATAGATATACAGAAACACCGCTTTATATAGGAGCGGTTGGCACGAGCTATCACTCTAGAGCTAACGCTGCAGACTATCCAGACTATCCAGTTAATGCAAGCGCAAACGATTATATTTATTCAACAAGCGCTGGCCTACAAGTATCAGCCTCAGTTCCTCCAATGAGGACTTTAGGACAATCTCAACTGCATAGATATTTCCCTGACGCTCCACTCACTGCGAGCTTAAATACAGATTTTTATTTAAACGGTAATAGCGATCAAATTATAAGTAAAACTGGGGAAGCGGATGAGTTGTACGGAAGGTTGGCGGGTTTTAATTTTGGGCAAACATATCTTAATTCTTTTAATTTAACATTAGAGCCTTATAAACCAGCAAGTATAAGCGCTGATTTCTCTATTTATAAAATGACATCAGACAGAGATGGCAGCTCAACAGCTAGCGTGAATGATGATTACAGAAATATAGGCACAACTAATCCAGATGAGTTAGAGGGGGGTACATTTACCCCTGCAGTTCCTCCTGCTGAACCAGATATAAGCATAACTCCACTAAACACTCAGAATCACGTTACGACTGAATTAAATGGTTATAATCGAGCAACCATTGGAATTGAGCACCCAGTGTCTATTAGCTGGACAGAATCGTATGAGAGAATACCTATTTATGTAGTAGGCAAAAAACATCCCGTAGAAGTTAATCTCGGTAACATAAATAGAGAGGTTACTGTTCAAGGCGAAGATATTGGGAAGGTTATTGACTTTAAGGGTCATGATAAAAGAAATGCCACAATTAGCATTTTATTAAAAGCAATTGGTGCAGAGAATCAACCTGGGCAAGAAATTAATCGAGTATTAACAATTGCTGGTCAAATAGATACCCAAGAAATATCCATTAGCCAGAATGGCTTTATGGAAGGTACTGTGACAATCAAAGAATCTGTTCGTTAATAACCTAAATCAGCCCCAAGCGCGTCTTCAATAAAAGTAGCCTTGATAGAGTTATTGTCTATATATCTTTTAGAAAAACTCCAAGCATTGCATAGAAAGTATCTATCTGCGACATCATAAATTTCTGGTACAGAATCCCATTTAAAGCGGACATAACCTTTTCTATTTTCGAGAAAATGTAAAATTGCATAAGCTTCTCTATCGTCTCTGTTATTAAACTGAACATCGAATACTAGCGGGTTTGTATTTCTTCCGTCAGATAGAACCTCGACTTTTTCTCCATCATAAACCTTACTTAGTATTCTTGATTGTTGAGAAATTGTAGAGGCGTAACTAGGTTCCCAAAAAAAGTTTTTAGTCCAATGTCTTTCATCGGTACTACCTGGAATTCTGTGATCATCTACCCATGTACCACTGCCAGTATCTAAACTTGATCCGTCTAGCCAAGAATTGAAAGCGCTCTGTAGCGGCCTTGCAAAATGACTTTTCTTGCAATAATAATATTTATCAAAAGTCTGCGCTTCATAATCAGGCTTAAATACTACTATATCCTTAGGGTAGGCCCACTGCGAAAGATAGTTTAGCCCATTGATTACGTATATCGAGGTAGCGTAAAGAGTGTCATCAGGCGTATGATACCCAAAAGGTTGCGTCCAAGGAACAACTCTGATTTCAAAAGGCTTAGAGTTATTATCAGTTGAGCTAGGAGGATCATAATAACCAGGATGTATTGATCTGACATCGTTGGTACTATCAGGCATCCCATAAGTGTCTAAAGCAGCTCTTTCTATAAGCCCCATTGTATACCAGGGAAGACTTAAAATACCATCAGTAAAATCATTATTCAAAACCTTTAACATCTCTTCTCTAGTGAATATACTTCTCAAGTATTCTTTATAGCCTATTTTACAATAATCAGAATAATTTTTATAATGTTCTGCACTATTTGATGGTAAAAAGTTCGACACACTATCAGAATTAATTGATAAATACATAGTATGTGATTCTGTAGCTCGAGGAGCGTTCAATAACGTTTCTGACGAACCAGGGACAGCGGACTCTATATTTAAAGAGCTCTGCTTGTTTGTTTTTAAATTGATAGATATATTATTTAAATTCTCTTTATTAAAAGTATGAGAAAATCCTACGCATCTAAATATATTTTTTTTGCAAAATGGGTCAGGAGGAACAAAGGGAAAATCAAGACCCTTAGAAGTCTCTAAAAAATCTATAATTTGCCTAGCTTCACTATCGTGCAAATTACTATAATTTAAAGATAGAGAAAACGTTATATTATTTACACCTTTAGGCGAAATTGCATAAAAACCATCTCCGTAACTAAACATTCGGATAGCTCCTTCATACGAAGCAGAATAACCGTAATCAGGAGCTAAGTATTGACCGTTTCTTTGTGGCCAAGTAGTTGTAAGGCCTTGTAAGCTAGTGTTGTATGTTCTGTCCACATTCTAAATTACACTTATTGGCTTGATGGAGCGTCGTTTCCTGCAACTTGTATTGGCTTGCTTTCAAAAGAAAGGTATGCAGAAACCAATTCTTTTAGTTCTTGATCATAACCGCTAGCTAAAGATCTGTATGCGCCCGCTGCAGTGTTCTTATTGGGTCTTACGATCATCGAGCCATCGGAGTCACGTATTTGTATAAAGTCGCTTGATTTAGTGGCTCCCTGCAGAGTTTTTCGAGACATTGATGAGTTGAAGTTTTTTAGGTACATCGCTCGATATATAGCTTTTTCTTCATTTTTGAAGTCAGCTTCAGGCTCAATAACACCATTGACAACATCAAAGGATGTATGTATCATAGTATTAAGATTGCCTATATGAGAGTCTAACCATCCAGAAATAGAAGATACTGTAGCAACTTCTGTGTCTGAATCAAATTCATGATCAAATATTTCCTGAGCTAAATCTCCTATATTACTCAATTTACATTCCCTCTCTTAATATTTTAGATACTTCCTTAAAGTCAGGGCTGTTTGTGTTAAGCCCAACCTGCCTAGAATCAGCTCCTCCGATAATTGTTCTAGATTTATTTCTGTGCTCAAACTCCTTCATTAATCTCTTTTTTAAATTAGTGCGATTAGCTGAAGGCATTACGCCGACTCTTACTGCTAATGACTGCATATCTACAAGAGTCATTTCTGACAAGTTTTCTTGGAATACGCTTGCATTTGCTGTTTTGAATGGATTAACTTCTTTTACTCCAAGAATGTCTTCAAGCTCTTTAGTTTTCTGAATGTATTCTTTACCTGTAGTTTGTTCCATAGATTGTAATTCTTCGATCAAATTTTTCTTAGGCTTCTTAGAAGCTTTTGACTGAGCTTTTGGCGAACTCTTCTTTGTGTTTGTTTTTTTCATACCTTTTACCTTTCCTTTTTATTATACAATGAATATACACTTTTTTCAAGTTTAATAGAAAACAAAAAAGCTCGCCGTAGCGAGCTTCTTTGGTTAAGGGTTAAGTTTTGGGGAATTAAATTCCAGTAAGGCCTGAAGCGACCAATCCGTAAAGAGCACGATCATCAAGGATGACGCGTCCTTCTTCAAGGGATCCATAGTATCCGATTTTTTGCTGACGAACACTGTACTGATCATCTGCGACAAGGCTCATTTCAGCGCCACTCTCAGAGTCGCGAGAAAGAACTCTCATGAGAGAGTCACGGCTACGATCAAGACCAAGAATAATTTCTTCGCCACTGCTTAAAGCTGAACCAGAAATTGTGCTATAGATCTTGTTGTACTTTTGACCATCACCAAGCTCATTGATTTCCATAATGGAAACGCCATAGAACTCAGGAATTCCAGCATTGTTATAAATGCTTTCACGCATATCGTCAGTAGCAGCAATCGGAGGATTACCTGCAACAGCATCAGTTCCAGCTGCATTTTTTGTGTTCACTGGGTTGTAGGCCAAGGAGCGAAGCTCTTGTACTACTTCTGGTGAACAAATAAGGTCTGTAACTCCACTTCTGCGATCAGTTGGGGTTCCGCCACTGTAAGAAGTGTTGATTCTTTTAGCAAGAGTCATAAGGCGATTAAAATCGTCAAGCATAACTCTTTTGTCTACAGAGCAGTCAATAACGTGTTTTTGACCATTGGTTTCGGCTTTTTTCAAAGCTCCCATGATCAAGTTAGCCGAAGTACGCTCTTGCTTAAGCAAAAGCTCTTGAGCAACGCGAGTAAAGGTTTTACCAACTACATCAAGACGAGATTTTGCTGCATATTTCTTGTCGAAAGATACTGCGCTATCAAGATTGTAAGTAGTTACCTTCATTTCGCTGAAGCTAGGTTGTACTTGACTGGTTGGAAGACCACCTGGTACAGACTGGCTGTAAACCTGGATGTAATCTTCATCCTCTACGTCATAGTAAAGATCCAATGGAATACTTGGATTATCATCTGCATCGAAAGATAAAGTTTGAAACAAGTTACTCAAAGTAGGAGCATTGTTAATTACTTCTGCCAACACTGGAGCCAAGAAAGCTGCTAGAGCTGCTTGAGCCTCATATGCGGTTTCGCGATTTTTCGAAGCCATTGCTTTTACGAGTTCAACTTGCTCTTCTGTTCTTTTTAATGTAATATTCATTTTCGTAATTTCTCCTTTAGTTTAGCAATCAATTGCACAAATTGCGTAATTTCCGCTAAGAGAACCAAGAGGTTCTGAGCGAGATCCAGTAGCGAGAACGGTTCCTACACCACTAACGTCTGCAGCAGCCTGTCCAGAAACTTGTCCGTCACTAGTAACGACAAGCGTATTTCCGATAGCGGCATCTGTACCCCAGTCAGCAACATCAAATGCAGATTCGTGAAGAGTAAAGATACCCTTACGAGCTACAGGTACTGCTTGACCAGGAAGCACTGCGTGATTTTCTAAAGCTTTTTGAGGATAATAGAGAAGCTTCTCTCCATTCTCGTCAGCTTTAGCGACTTGGTTAAGAGTGATCCCTAATGCTTTAGAGGATCCGTCTGCGAGTTCGACCTTATGCGGAACAGTTGGATATTGGTTGGCACCTATATGGGGGTAATCAGTCTTGCCCAAGTAGGAATCAGCTCCATATTCAATTGGATCGTTATTAAGGTCTCCGACTTCAACTTGAACGAAAACTCCGCCATGCACTTTTGCAGTGCCTAGGGCATCATCGAGATTATCAACTTCTTGACCGCTTTTGGCAGCAAAAAGATTAATAACATCGTTTTCGTCGTACTGTCTGAATGGTAATATTCTTAGTCCCATTTTGATTTCCTTTAATTAATAAATTTTAGTATTTTACAACAACGTTGTCTTTGAAAGCTTTTTGGAATCTCTCAGTAAGAGTTTCTGGCTCTTCAGACAATGTTTCGCTTGAATTTGAAATTTCTACATTAGAAGCTTCGGCGTTATCAAGAACTTCTTCAGGTGTTACTTCTTCAGTTGATTCAACTTCTGACGCTTCACTAGTTTGAACTTCTTTTAATTTAGCTTCAACAGCTTCGTTTAATTTTTCTTGAAAAGCTTTCGCTTGCTCTTCAATGAAAGCTTTATTTTTGTGCTGCCACACTTTTTCGAACTTAGCCTTATAATCAGCAAATGATTCAGCAGATACGTCAAGTTCGTTCAACTCTGAAGCAACAATCTTTTTGTCTTCGTCTTCTAGATCGTACTCAGAATCAAGGGCACCCATTCTTTCATTGAAGGTAGCTTTGATAAGCTCTTGAGTCTTCTCAGCTTCTAAAGATTCAACTGCAGACTGAGCTTCTTTAAGCTCGGTTTGAAGTTTTTCTACAGAAGCCTTGAGCTCTTCTTGCTGCTTCAATAATTCTGCCTCCGCATTTTTTGCTGCTTCGACGTTTGACAAATACTCTTCATCTTTTTGCTTGATAGCTTGAGTGAATGTTTCTGTCATAGAAGCGACTGCTTCCTTGTCGAACTTGTGCTCGGCTAATGCAGATTTGAATTCTTGAATTAATTCTTGTGATTCCATAATGTTAAATTTTGTGTTATCTTGTAAGATTACCCCTTTTTTATTATTCTGGGAAATTTTTTTATATTCTTTTTGTAAAAAAGGGTTTAAAAAGGTCTTATTAATTTCTATTTTTTCCGTTTTTGGATACGATGCCAAGCTATTTTGTTCTTCCTTGTCATCATCGTTATAATGAATGACGCCTTTAACATCGGCGGCTGGTTTAGCGGTAAAACCAATTCCTAAAGGATAAACATCTCCGATTACCAACCTGCTTACTTTTACTCCGTCTTCAGTTTTACCTACTCCTCCTTGAGTAATCAAGTATTGTGAAAATTCTTTAATTTGGTTTTCATCCGTAATAAGTTCAGCTTCCTTAAGGTCATCACTGCCTAATGCAATATAATACTTATTAAAACCAAGCTCCCAGCTAGCAGAAACTACTTGATAGTTATCCGAGTCTTCGTCTCCGCTATCTTCTACCAACTGAGCGAATGAAGGATTAGCTATTTTATACACTACTGCCGCTAAAGCTATATTAAATGCCTCGTTTGTTCCAGCGACTTCCTTCTCATCAAGCAAGTTACCAGACTGAGAATTGTATTCAGATAATCCAGCATTTACAATATGGCCTACTATATTCTCTCTATTGTGCTCGAGGTTCGCAGGTTTGTGTATAAAATAATCTTTAATGGCTACAGCTGTCGCTGTTTCAATTCCATCACCATTATTATTAAATTTGTTTGCAACCGCAGCATTAAAAGCAACACCCAGCAAGTCTAGATTTCTTTCAAGATTTACATTTTCAGGGATGAGGGGTAAAAGAGGTTTTAGCGAAGCAGTTGAGATACCTTCTTCAGACTCAATTTCAAGCGAAGCTAGCGAGCTCTGCGAAAAAGTTGTTTTATATTTAAAAGGAGCTTTCATACAAAGCATTACACAGATTTTTTGCTTTTATTTTTTTTACTATGATATAGTAGTGCAGCTGGGTATTCTTCTATTTGATGCTCTAAGCATATTTTATCTACGCCTTCTAAAGTATTTAAATCCATAATCTTTTCAGAATCTTTGACAACGCTTTCAAAGTTTTTATTCCAATTTTCTTGCTCAGAAGATACTACTATTTTAGAACATAATTCACTTATAAGTTTTTGATGCCCTTTATTTAATCTTTTTATTTTTTTATGAGTTTTTAATATTTTCTTAGCTTCTTCTGTGAATTGCTCAGTTGCATATACTACATTTTGTATATCTGTTCTGCCATACGTTTCTTTAGCGGCAGCTTCTTTCGGAATTCCTGACGTGCCAGTTGGTCTACCAGCAGACTTAGGTGTCTGAGTTGAAGTTTCTCCTTCAATCATAGGTACTCCACCTACTAAAGGATTGTAGTACCCCATTTCTCTCTCTTCTACAAATTTTTCTTGAGCAGGCGAAATCTCTTTTGATTCTGGGAATACTCCAGTTTTCATAACGTCTACACCTTGCTGCGGAGTCAGTATTCCTATCTCCATTAATCTTGTAGTTACTCTTTGAAGTTGTGTTTCATCCTTAACATTCACTTCTTCAAATTTTGCTTGGGGTATAGATTTCATTCCTAAGTTTTTGCAAATCTGATTAATTTCTGGCTGAAGAAATTGCTTTAAAAATGCATTCCTCGACTCTTTTAACCTTTCTAGGAATATTTCAGCCTTAACTGCAGTATTTGAGAATTTTTCTTGGCCAACAATTATATTCTGCAAGCCTTCCTTGATATCTTGATTGACAATCTCATATTTTTCAGCACCTAAAACCTTATTAATTTCTGGTATAACAAATTGTGCTTTAGTTGTATAGTCACTGACTAAAACCCTGCCAACACTTTCATTTTGAAAAAGCTTTTGCATAGCCACCATGTTAGTTGGATTGACTCCTCCTTTGTCTGGCTCAGCCCCCATTGTGATTAAGAGTATCACATTTTCGATTGTTCTAGTAATAGCTTGATCAATTTTTTTAAGCTCTAGCTTAAAGTTAATGTCGTCTAAAACAGAAAATCCAAATGGAATAGCAAATGGCTCATAATCTTGTTTTTTATAAAAGCAGTATCTAAGATATTTAGGATCAAGAGGGACTTTCACACCATCCCTCAAGTAAGCATTGTCCTTAACTTTCTTCTTAGCCTCAGGAGACAAGGATTCAAATATTTGCTTATCTAAATCGTTCTTTGGGCTTTTTAGCCTTTCTATCTCATACTCGCTTAATATCTTTTCATACAAAGAGTCAGAAAATGAAGAGCTATGCCTTCTTACGATGTCATATGGATTTAGGATGATATACCTTAATGGAATTTTACCTTTGAGTCCAAGAATCTCTGTTCTGTAAGATCTTCTCAAATCATTTAAATCAATTTTACCTTCTAAGGTATATAGGAAAACATTTCCTGATCGATAATACTCTCTAAAAAATTGATCTTTTAAAAACCATAAGTTAATTTTGTCAAACCATTTTTGTATAAAATTTCTAGCAACTTCACTACCGCCCTCTAGCATAATTTCTGCATTAGCAAATTCAGACATAATATCAATTGCGTTTCTAAATATAGAAATATTACAGTAAGCTTTTTGGCACAATTCAATAGCTTCTCTGATATGTATCCCTTCTGCGCTGAAATGGTATGGAAGCAGCCCCTTATGAATGTTTTCGTATTTAGAAGCCTTTGTGCCTAAAGCCGCTCGATTCTTTCTTGTTTGGGTATCGACTTTACCACCTCTACTGTATTCACTCGCTATCGATTGGTAAAATCCTTCTCCAGATAACTCTGGAGACCATTGAGCAGAATTTGATATCATTATATTGCCCAAAGGTTGACTTTGGTCAAACTTTTTCCAGTATTCAGATTTCTTAGTATATTTTCTTTTAGCCATTTGTCGAGAATTACACCTATATATTATAATAAGTAAAAAAAGTTACTTTTAAAGTTACTTTTAACTTTTATTTTATAAACATTGGCGTAAAGTCTACGTACTTTGGAGTCAAATCGACATTCATAAATTCATAGTACAATGAAGTCATCCAGTTGCCTAGAACTAATGCAGAGTAAGAGTCTTTTCTAGTTTTTTCGGGGCCCGTTTGTCTTTTTAAATTGTCAGGCAAGTCAAATGTCTGAGTTCCTTGGGGAGAAGTTTTTATTTGAATCAGAGCACACTCAGACTTGGTTAAGTTCATTAGATCGTATTGATGCTCAATGAGGTCAATCATTTTAGATTGGGGAGACTGATTCTTTTCTTCATTTTTTAAAAATTTTAATTTCGTGATTGGTATTTTCTTTCTGCGTTGCATAGCATAATCTTCGTCAATAGCTCTTGACGCAAACCACAATCTTTTATGATCGAAATTCGCCTGAAGAGATTCGTTCGCTCTTCTTATCCAGTCAGAACTAGGTTTTCTTAGGAAACAAATTCTTCTGTCCTGTTGGTTATATTGTTGCCTAACTCCCTTAAGGACATTCTGATAATCATTTAAGTCATCAAAATTAACATCTATTTGTTTAAAGTTAATATTATCTTTTTTAAACATAGAGCTTTCATTAACAGCATTAATAAATTGAACGCCTCCCATATAGTCAGCTACAATACTAACAATATTAAATTTTTCTATAAGATATTTAAAATAGAACATATGATCTTGTAAACGAGTTCCAGACATTGCATAACTATGGACTACGGTCGCATTTCGCTTTTCATCATTTAATTTTAATATATGCATAGCAAAATCATCAGAGCTTTCACTTTCTGCCCAGCTAGGGTCAATAGCTAAAATATATTTTGCATCAGGTTCGCCCGCTATTTCCACACACTGCCCTTCTCCATCCTTTATTGTGCATTCCGCCATTCTAGAAGTCTTAAAATATCCACTGCTATCATCTGTAAATATAGCATTAAACTCTCTATCAAACTGAGATTGACTCATTGTAGCTTTAGATTGATTAATCAAATTAACATCATACAATTGCTTAGGAGCGCAATCATAACTAAAGTGCATAATAGATCTCCTAGCATTAGAGCCATCTTTATGGTCAACATGATTTAATATCAAATCTTCGAAATTAGAATATAATTTATACAAATATTCAAATTTATAACTAGCGGATGATAACATTATTAATTTATTGTTAGGCCATCTATATCTTTGATCTTCAGTCATTTCGCCTTTTTTTATCAAGTTTGTTTCAAGGTTAAATAACTCCTCTCTTTGGGTAGGATTTTCAACAACAGACAAGAATGGCACGATAACTTCATTGTATACTCTTTCAGGCATTAACAACATCTCATCAATAATGATTCTATGAAATCTAAAACCACGAAGCTTGGAACCATCGCCTAATGGCAGAGCTCTGATTCTGCTTCTACCTATTTCCATCAACCACTCATCATTACTCTTGCTTTTTTTAGTAATGCAGCCTGCAAGCATTTTTGCCTGAGGTTTATTTGCAATATCTTCAATTTTTTTAAATATTTGCTTTGACTGCCTAAATGAAGCAGCTAATATCCCTATCTCTACGCCCTGATTAAGTATAGCGTCCAGGAAGGCGTAAATTCCTGTAGTAAAAGATTTTGACATACCCCGACTCCAAATACCTAGGAAGTAGTCAGTTTCAAACATACCCTTAATCGCCATGTGTTGAAATGGAAATAAATCTACTCCTGACAATAAACTAGTTGTGAAAGTTATATTTTCTCTTAAAAATTGATATAACAATATTTTAGCTTCTTCTTCTTCTAGAAAACCTTTATCTAAAAGTAATTTATTTATATCCTCCTTAAAAGGATTGTTTGGTTGATTTCCTGGTTCCCAGCTCATTTTTGTTTGTCTAGATAATATTGAATGTCCGTGCTCCATAAAGCATCTCCAAGAACTAATAATTTTGGAATAATTTCTACAGATTTTTCTCGATTTCCCGTGAAGATAAATTGGCAGCATCCCGCGTATTCATGAGATAATACTCTCATATTGTGCCATATGTAATTTAAGTTAGATCGGTGTTTGGAAAAATTGTTTCTCTTTTTTATTTTTTCTATATCGCTTTCGGTAACCACATATAAATAGCACCCCATGTTTCTACACCTATCTAATTCTTTTTTAAATCGCTCAAAACCTGTAGACATTGTTGATTTAAAATCTTGCTCTCCTTTTCGGTCAACATAAGTATATGAGTAATAATCGCCAGATGAAGTATAATCTCCAAAATCTAATTTCATTGTTTTAGAGTTGGGAAATGATAATGGCTGTTGTTCTCGAGTATCTATAAATATTGGCGTATCTTTGTATTTATCAGCGTAAAACTCTTTACATATTCTTTTGGTAAATATTGGCTCAACCCCTGTAAGCTTAGAAGCCTCTGTATATGACCCAAAAAGCATTTTATAGCTATCTATAGGTGGTAAGTCATATATCTGCAATTCTATATGGCTAGGGGCCTTTAAGAGGTTTTTCTCATCTATTCTATTTTTGAGCTCGCTAACTGCATAATGTTTAGCGAGTTTATTATCTTTGTTTTTTATAAGCCATTGCACCATTTGCCATCTGGTTGAAAATCTTTTGCGAAAATAATCTTTTTTGTTTTTAAAAGGTAACGGCTCACCATTATACCAATTCTTCATTGGATAATAAGTCGTATAGTATTCGCTCAATAAAATGTTATGAGACTTAATATGTATATGAAGTGCTCTTTCAGACTTAAAGGATTTTTTACAAACCTTGCATATATGTTCTACATTCTGATCCATAATATTAACGCATATTTTGTCCAGCTATCTGTAGGTTTAGACTCATGTAGCATGTCATAATTGGGCTGATTATTTTTTAAATTTTTCCACATCAACATTTTGCCCGCCTCAGGCTTAAAAGACATCTTGAATTTAGGAAATCTAGTTTCTCCACCTTTTTTTCCACTGTTGAGGTAAAATAGTATACTATACCATCTTTGCTTTCCAAACTGACTTGGTAACATAGCATATGGGTTTTCAAAAAAATCATAATGTTCTTCATAGTACATTGATGGCTCATATTTAATGAATTGCGCTTCTTCTTGAAATAAAATGTTAGTTTTTGTAATTTGACTACAATATTTTTTAATTTCTGAAACTACAGGGTGCGATGATATTGCGACAGTATTTAGATTATTTCTTTGACCATCGTTAACTCCAGCGACAGTTGCAGATTTACATTGCTCAGAAAATGAATTAATTAATAAATTACATGCTTCTTTTGTGAGGACTGACTCAGCTGTGAATATCTCATCATAGATATTCAGGAGCCTTTGGGGCTGGATATACTTATACTGCATCGTCTTTAGATAATCCTAATATTCTTGCTTTCCAGGAGTCCATAGATTCCATGCGATCTGCTTCCTCTTTCACTAACTTTTTTTGCATTTCAGCCATTCTTACCATCACAGCTCGCTCTTTTTCATTTTGGAAAGTTTCAACTAATGATAATATTGATGCATTTTGAGATTGGCGATTCTCTAGCCTTTTAGCTCGATCACCATTTAATTTTTTGATTAGAGATTCCATTCTTTTCTCACACTTATCGTACTCTTCACTTTTTGTCTTAAGTAGCTCGGCTAGCCTTACAGTCATCTCTTGTTGTGAATCAGCATCATTAAACATTCTATTTAATTTCTCAATATTTCTACTTACATTTCTCAGGTTAATGTAATCGATGCAAACATTAATATATAAATTAATTTCATCGCTAGTTAAATCAGGTTTTCCCCAGGTAGCTCTTACAAATTCAGCTTCGAATAAGTCTCTATCATCTTTATCTCTATAATTATTTATTGTATTTAAAAATCTTGGCGCAGATAGAAATAGTAACATTTTTTCTGCTGATTTTTTCTCTACTAAGCCTATTTCGTCAGGATTCAATTCGTCACCAGTATAATTTGATATTAAGTTAATTACATCGTTAAAACTGTCTGGTGGCTGATACTTCTCGCGCACTCTTGGTTTTTCATCTTTTTGCAGCAAGTCTGGCGCTACATCTTTAATATAAGCCATAACCGTTCGCTGCTCCGTAGATAGCTTTTTTACCTCTTCATCGGGGAATATGATTTGAGCAATTTGGAAAGAGTTTAAGCCGTCTTCTGCTAAGTCTAGAATCTCATCTTTTTGTTCATCAGCGAGTTCTATTGGCCCTTTTTTCTCTTTTTTTGTTGTATTGTAATCTAAACTCTCTTCAACCAAGAAGTCTTTAACAGCTCTACCTTCTTTTGATCTTCCATCTAGAGTATCGTCTAAAAAAGTATTTTGAGTGAGTTTTATTAAATCTGGAATTTTTTTGTGATTTTCCCTTAGGTAGGTTTTTTGAGTTTCCGTTAATTCTATTTTGCTCATAAAATAATATCCTTTCTATCAATAACTTCTTTTGCTTTCTCAATGAATATTTTCTTTAGGTTTTTTAATTGCTTGTATCCAGCCTTTCTGCCCTTTTCATTACTTTTATAACCCATCTTTTTAGCAACCTCTTCTTCTGGTAGATGTTCAACATATATCATTTTATAAATTGCATAATGTTTATCAGATAACTTAAACTCCATTAATGTGTGCAATTTTCTTTCTGCTTCGGAAATATCAGTTAATTCCTCTGATATATTATATACTTCCTGAGGATGATGCTCTAAAGCTAATGGCATTTTTATATCATGAGCACTTTTTTTCGTTTTCTCCCATTTAGAATATAATGGACACTCTGAACATTGAACCCCGCTTGGAGTGAATCCACATAAGCCAGTGTGGCCCTCTTCATGTTCACTAGCCGAAGATTGAGCGAATGGGCAGTTTAAACAAGGTCTAGCAAAGTTAGTATAATAATTCCTGAATATATTCTTAATTTGATTGGATATTATTTTATTTATCCAAGGAGCTAAACTTCTTTTCTGGTCCCATTGATCCCATTTTTTGTAAATATGAGCACGAATTATTTGTTGGACATCATCGTAATCCATCCATGCGAGAGCGTGGAGGCGCCATTTGTGCTTTCGTTTACGCAATTCATTATCAATTACATCAACACAGTCTTCGTAGCTTAATTTTTCCTTCCTAGTCATCAATATCGGTCTGCTTTTTGCTTTTCCTGCATAACTGCATACCTTCTTTGATAAGATCTTCGCTATCATTACTTGACTTAGAAACCTTTCTTTTAGGGGATTCGGAGATATTTTTTAAATCACCTCCAGAAATAACTCTATTACCATTGCTCGCATCTATTTCGTACTCTAATTTAGATATAGATGGAATTTTTTCTACAACAATATCATCAACTTGAGAGTTGTCTACAGAAGCTTTTGATCCATCCATGCTGCTACCGCATGAAGGGCAAAATTTAGGAGAAGGAGATGTGTATTCTATTTTGTGACCACAGTTAGTGCAATAAACTATATTCATAGTTAATTATATAATTAATTAAATAAAATTCAACTAATCTCCAAGATAGCCGCTGATAATTCGAGCCTGATTCTTAAGTAATTCGAACATGTCTTGATCGCAATCTACAGTATGTTTTACATAATCAATTCCCAAAATTCCTATAATCTTACCATTCAATAACTTAATTGGAACGCAAGATATACTTTTAATACCCTTATTATGCATTTTTTCCTTGAATAAAGGGTCTGGTATTTTTTCTGTGTTAGAGTAACATATACCACCCTCTTCAATTAATTCTTTAATAAAAAAGTTATAATTCGAAACTCTTAAATTCTGCTCTGCAGACGCTTCGCAACTTATTCCTTCTTCAACGATCTCATATGTGTTACTAAATTTTTGTTGCGAATTGCCACTATAATAATAGTCTCCATTATGAAATTCATAGACGTAGCATCTATCAGAATCTGTCTCGGCAATAAGGTATGAAAGAGCAGTATAAATATTATCGTTGCGATTTATATCCTTAGGCAGGGGATCTTTTTTTGATTTTAATCTATGCGTGAGATAAATACCCGCCAGGGTAGTTACCGCTCCTATAATTGCTGAGATAAGTTCCATCGTATACAAAGATATACACAATTATTTTTTATTTTCAAGTTTTCCAATTATAAATTTAAGCAATTCATCTCGCATGATGTCATCTTTTGTAAATCGAAAGCAGTGAATGCCTTTCAATTTACTGTCTTCGTCATTAAATAAATCGTACATCGGTCCGAATCCGCTTTTTCCATTAATGTCGCTCTGCATAAAATCTCCACATATAAATAATTTACTATTTTTACCGAGTCTAGTTACTAGAGTAGTCAGCTCTTTAAATGTAAAGTTCTGCGCTTCATCAGCCACAACTATTTTGTCTATCCAATTAGCGCCTCTAAGGAAATTAATGGGCAACGCATCTACCCTTTCATCCATTAGTTCTTTCATCACCGAGGGAGCTGTATTTTTAGCTGGTAACATTTCATCTAATTTGTCTTTTAAGGGAGCTATATATGGATTAAATTTATCTGCAATATCGCCTGGCAAAGCGCCAAGCCCTTTATCAGCACTTTCAATTACAGTTCTAATATACATTAAATCATAATCATTATTATTGCTTAAATGCCTTAATGCGGAATAGACAGCCATATAAGTTTTTGAGCTGCCTGCTGGTCCGCATATAAACATTATGCGCGTATCTTGATCTAAAGAAAGAGATAGAAACTCCTTTTGTCTTTCAGTTAATTTTTTATTCTCAACCTTAAAACCTGGGCTAGCTAATTGAGGTATTTTAAACGCCTCTTCTTTTTTCGTAGTTTTTTTACGTGGCATGTTATTTAAATATATTTTACACTAGTGTAATTAATTATAATGAATAAATTTCAAATTTTCCAAAGATTATGCGAGCACTTAGGTCCGCGTGATGCGGCTATGTGGTTAGGAGAACCAAATAAGAAGTTAAAAGGAGCTTATCCTGCAGACTACATAAAATCTGGGAACCTTAAGCCATTAATTAAAATAATAGAAAAAGAATTCCCATGTTTGACCAAGGGGAAATAAAGTTTTCTGAAATTAGTGGTTTTTTAGAAAATAATTCTAAAAAAGTTAGTACATCCAGTATTGCTGGATGGAGCGCGCCATATAAGATGCCGAATGAACTTAACGATCAAGGTACATCTATTGGGTTACTGGCTCCTGAGGGAAGTACCTTCAAAACCTATCGGTTTTCTGAATTTAGAGGAATAGTTAAAGCAACACCTCCTAACATAACATCTGATTCAATTATTAATATTGAAACTAATAGTAGAGAATTTAATTTTTCTTATCAAATTGTAGCTGATAATATGATTGGTGATATTAATTATCCATTTTTATATATTGCTATTAATTATCCTGCTGGTCTTACATTTAATTCTAATACAGGATTATTGCAAGGTACTATTAATTTAGGTGATTTAGGTTATAGTGCTGGAGATGATATTGAAATAGCGTTTACTGTTTTTGCTGATAATTACGCTGGAAGGGAAAGTATGGAAGTAACGGTCAATGTGGAATGGAATGAGCCGCCGACCATAACGGTTATTGGAAGCAGTTTTGTGCAAAATTTTAATGGAGTGCCCTATAATGATGCAGGCGCAACGGCAAACGATCCTGAAGACGGAGATTTAACCAGCTCAATAATTACAACAAGTAACGTGAATACTAATGTTAACGGAGTATATGAAGTATCTTATCAGGTAACTGATTCTGGTGGGTTGACATCATCTGTAAGTAGAACTGTAGTTGTTATTAATAACCCTCCTGTTATTAGTTTGCTTGGTAGCCCTATAGTCAATGCACCTCAAGGATCGACTTATATTGATGCAGGTGCAGTTGCGTTTGATAAAGACGATGGTGATATTACAAACAGAATAACTATAGAAAATACAGTAGATACATCTATATTAAATAATTATTCAGTTGTTTATAGCGTGACTGATTTTGATGGAGGTTTTAGTACAGTATCTAGATCTGTTAATGTTTTTAATATATGTTCTATAGCCCAAGAAAATGGTGATAGCCTTAATGCAGAAGATAATCAAACGATAGATGTTGAATTGTGTCCTGATTTCTGTAGCTTACTACAAGAAGATGAATTTCCAATTTATACTGAAGATGGAGTATATTTAGATATAGAAACTTGCGGCGAATCAATTGAAATAGACTTATGCAGCTTACTTAGAGAAAATGGGACTCAAATAAACACAGAGGGCGGAGAAACTTTAGAGGTAGAAATATGCTGAAAGTAGTGTAAACCATATTATGGGTACTAAAATATCAGAACTTTTAACAGCGTCAGGATCAGACATTAATTCTTACTCCAGAGTTCCTGTAATTGTTGGAGACGGAACCACAATGGCAACAAAGTCAATTGAGCCAAAATATCTTGGAGGTCAATTATTAGGAGTTAGACAGGCTATTTTCGATGATGATTCTGTCATAGGTGGATCTGGCGAAGGGACTACAGGAGATCTGAATACAGTTGACGCTTTAACTTTGTATTCTGGTGATTATATTTTAGATTGGGATATCAACTTAAACCAGTCGGCAACTGGAAGCGGAGTATTCTCTGGGGATGCAAATATAGCATTTACAGGAGCTGGAGTGAGTCCAACTTGGGAAAAAGTGCAAAATTTTCATATCTATCATAGCGGCGAACCCGAAGACTATTATAAAAACAAATCAATTCACTTAACTCATGCTTTAGACTTGAATACTGGTTCTGGTGATTTTGTATTCCAAGTAAATGTTGACTTACCTGACTCAGGATTAAATGTTCACGACTTTACTGTTAAAGTCACAAGTTGTGCAGATGTTGCTGGAGTTTCTTCTGCAGCATTCCCCACAGGTTCTGTATAATATTATAATTTATTTTTTTTAAACTCTAAATATAAAATTATTCTATCTTTTTTTCCTGCGTTTATAGCAAAATGAGGATAGGCTCCGTTAAATATTACATAATTGCCAGTTTTATGTTCAAAAAAATCTCCATTAACGCAAAGATATGATTGCATCGGCTCTGGCGCGTCAAGAGAGATGTGCATTTGCGCCAATTTTTCTGTAACCATTTCTGGATGAGTGTGAGTTCCTAATATTGATTCACCTTTTAGTATGTTTAGTGCCGCAACTTTTATTCCTTTTATTTTTTTTAATAACTTTATAGTTTTTGGCATATTACTGTGCGGTACTTCTTTATCATGAATAATTAATCCATATTGAATCCAGCTTTTATTTACCTCGCCTTTGTTATTCCACCCATCAACCCATCCATTTTTTTTATTTAATTTAATTTTTTTTAATATTTCTTCAGCTACAACTTCATGATCTTTATTAACTCTATTTATATTTAAGTTATAATTGTCGAGGCGCGAAGATTCCTCTTTAATAGTTTTCCAATTTTCGACTAACTCAGTTAATTGAGGGAAATCACTAAGTTCGTAAAAAGACATTAAAGTTTGTCGTAATCTGCTTTGCTGCAAAATTTTGTTAATTTAGTTCCATCTTCATCCACGGCTTTAAGCGCATAACGCTTAGATGTCTTCCCTCCCTTAGTAACCATTTGATAAGTTTTCTTTTTGACTAGTTCGGCGGCTATCTGAACTTTAGTCTTCTTTTTTACATTATAAAACTCAACTTTTTTCATACTTTGCTTTACACCAAATAGGGGTCGGTTATTTTTTTATTCAAGCAAATAATTTAAAATATTTTAAACAATGCAAATATTGAAAAATAGTACCCCCCACCACTTTGTCAGAAAGTGGCTAGTGGTTTTTTTTGGAAAATGGGGTGGGTTAGTATGCGAGCAAGGCGGGGAGGGGGGAGGGGTGCTATGCCACACCCTCCTCCAACAAGAGAACCTTTGTCTTGCCTTCGACTTGTCTCGATATGTTCTTGAGTCTTGTCAAGTTAGCTTGAATGAATGACTCGCTAACGAAGTACGAGTTTGGTTTAAGCATCCAATTCTTAGGGTCGATCAAGGCAAACAGGACTTGCCCTGCTTGCCCGAACATAACCCAACGGAATGATGTTTCGGCTTTGTTGCGTTTAGGTAACTGCTTCATTCTCCGAAGATCTCACGCATTGCAGGACTGAGAGAAGCCATGTCAACCTCGTTCTCATCCATGTCATAATCGACATCATCCTTGTCATGCTCGACTGACTCAAGAGAAGCGTGTTCTTCCTTGATGTCATTATCACTTGCTTGAAGCAAACCATGATTGACTACAAGCTCTTCCGCTTGAATCTCTTCTTGTAGTTCTTCTTGCAATGATGCAAATCTAGGAGCGAGGCGGTAACCTTGCTTGGCGTTTTCTACTGCTAAACGAATTCTTTCGATGTTATCCATAGTTATATAATCTAGTATAGTTGGGTTGTAATGTCAAGCCTCAATGATTCTTTTTTTGTGATCAACCAAAAACTTTTGGTCATTCTCTTGTGCAAGAGTCTTGGCATAGTTGAATGCTTTGGTTCGTCCTTCGATCTCCTTGACGAACTTGCCGAAGGCGAAGATGTTCCAAAAGCGTGAAATGTTTTCGTTTTTCTCAATCTTAATCATGCTCTAAATATAAGAAAATTTTCTGTAAAAGTCAAGTGTTTTTAAAAAAAAATTAAAGTTTTTTTCATGTTGTTGTAAGTTGCTTATAGTCATATAATTGTGCAATTGCCCTAGCAAAAGTAGAATTGTGCAATAAAATAGTTTAAAGTTTTTCTTGACTTTTAGTCATTTTGTTGCTATGTTGTTTATATGATAAAGATTGATACAACACAACTAACTGAAAGAGAAAAGATTTTACTAGCATTTGTAATAGCTAAAAAAAAGTAAAATAAAGTTTGACAAAACAAGAAAGGATTGATAGGTTATAGATATGACAGAAGAACAAATACAAAGAGAAATAAGATTAGACAAACTACAAATGCAAATGTGGAAAGGTAAAATGGATCAAAGCGAGATAGATTGGAAGTTCGCCCGCATTGCTGAACTCGAGGCAATGTTGCCACAAGCCCGCCATCAAGACAAAGTAAAAGCTTTCGGATGGAAATCAGTCGAAAGAAACGCTTGACTTTTAACATCAACTAACCTAGTATATACACATATGACAATGACACAAACTAAAGAAGAAATAAGGAAAGAAGTAAGAACGGAGCTTGACCTAGGGCTTGCCCTGTCTAAAGCTGAAGGCAACCTCAACTTCCTTGCCGAGTCAACCAACACCGAAGGAGACCAAACCTTGACCATCACTCAAGGCATGGCAATCCTCGACGCTCTCCATGCAGTGCAAGAAGCTCGCAAGGCATACCAAGCGGTAATCTACAAAGCAAGAAAGGCTAAGTAATGAGTTATACAAGATTAGAATCTAAAATGAGAGAATCAGGCAAGATCGCTAAGAATGCCTACTTAGATGATGACCCTGAAAAGGCAATTGACTACGCCTGGACACTAGGGTATCATGGTGTACCATTCTACGACAAAGGTGCAATATCCTATCTCAAGAAGCTCGGAATACTAGAAGATGCACAATCCGCCTACGATAGTGGCACAAGGCAGCGAAGCACACCTTTTTCATATGCAAACTTTGACGACATAGACGATTACCTAAGTCACTGTTAGTCAGATAATTGCGAGACTGGGTGGGGCGCGATAGAATTGTACAATAAAATAGTTGAAAGTTTTTCTTGACTTTTCAAGGTTTACTTGTTAGGTTATAGGTATGACTACAAAAGAAATACAAAGGGAAATACTCACACTACAAACCGCCCTCGCTGAGTGCATACTTAGCGACTCTCAACGCGTTGCAATACGCAACGAACTTGGGCAACTACAAGACGAGCTTGCCTTGCGAGAGTTCGACGAGCAGCCCGACATTGACTGGGGCTTTCATTCTGAATGGGAGTAAAATAATTTCACTTTTAGCTTGCAATTAAATAAAAAATTTTATATAGTTATATCATGAACATAAAAAAAGAAATCAGTAAATTAGAGCAATTCATAAAAGATCATGCGTTTGATGCAGACGCTGGGCATATTCAATCTCAAATAGCAGTGCTTCAGGCAGAACTAGAGATTGAAGAACTAGAGCAACAAGAAAAAGAAGCTGAAGAGCGGGCGCAAAATCTACTTGCACAAAAACTCTTTTTTTCCTTTTTTCCGCTTGCATAATCACACAAAATCCTTAATAATAAAGATATGAGAAAAGTTACAGAACAAATCAGAAACGCCTTCAATGCTGGCACATCCTTAAAAGTCGGAAACACCGAGACAGACGGGCAAACCGTTTGGTTGCATGGTAACGCAATTGTAAAGCGTGACGCCGACGGGCTTGTGCGTTGGTCACTTGCGGGCTGGAATACTCCGACCACACGCGAACGCGTCAACGGCATAGCCAATGCTAATGTTTCGCAGTTCAAATTCGAGCCTGTACTAAACGGCGAAGTAATTGACGAAAACGATTGGTTCGCAACTCCTAATTCATTGCCCGATCCTCTTGTGTTCTAAGTCGTTGAAAGTCAGATAATTGCAAATCTGGCTAGGCAAAAGTAGAATTGTATAATAAAATAATTGAATCTTTTTTCACTTTTTGCTTGCGTTTTCGGCTTAATGTGTTAGATTATATATATGATAAAGAATAAAACATTCGTAGCAAGTGTTCATGTCTCTTCCCTTGATGGTGAAGCAATTTCCTTATGGAATAGTAATACTAAGTCATATATCGACATTGACAAAACACATCATACAATCACTATAAAAGCTGAAGACAAGCACGAAGTAAGACGCAAAGTTGCTCGCATGATTCGCACACTTCAGCCTAAGTTGCAATTTCAAACAAGCATTCAACGCAAAGATGGAGATAATGCTCAATACTACATTCAACAAATTTGGGAAAAATAATTCACTTTTTGCTTGCAATTTCTTTGTTTGCATGCTACCTTATAGGTATATGATTAATACAAAAGATATGAAAGAAAAAATAGTAAAGCAGCTTGATCTTGGAATTCACCTTGCAAAGATTCAAGGATCAATTGAATTTCTTCACTACATGAACACCGAAAAAAAAGATTCGCCAAGAACCTTGACGGAAGAAATGACTACTGAAGGTCTTCTCGAAAAAGTCGCAGAGCTTCGGTCTATGATAAAAGAAATACAAAAATAATTCATTTTTTTCTTGCAATTTCAACTCAAATGTGCGATAGTAATAATATGTTAAACGATAAAATACAAGTTAGAATTAAAAAATGGTCAACGCATTGGTCTGTTAAGATCTTCGACACAGGAACCGATTACCCACGGGTTCGGACTGCGTCAAGTCTTTCACACCTTAGAACAATCGAAAGAGAAGAGGATCTCAACTCTCCTCGTTTCAATGTAGTAACTCAACACTAAAATAATATGTCAAATAAAAACAAATTCAAAAAAGGCGATGTGCTCATCTCTCGAGATAATAAAGTCTTTCAATTCATCCAAGCCACCGAGCATGAAGAGCTTGGAACTATCGCCATGGTTCGTCCATACCGCACTGACCGCAAGGTCGGCATCCGTTTCGAGGATGTGAAGCTTCACCCTTTCTTTGCATAATACTATGATAAATGTAGACAAAAACCCAAACTTTACTAATTGGTTTGACATCAGACTTTTTGGCAAGCTAGTAGACAACGCCACAAGCCACGCTAACGCCATGCGTATAGCCCGCAAACTCAGCGAGCAAACTAAATCTCCGATTATCGCGACTAAAACCAAGTCGTAAATCGTTGATTATCATATAATTGCGAAACTGGATAGGCAAAAAAAGAATTTTATAACTTTTTAGTTTGATTGGTTAATTTCTCTTTCTCGGCGGGCAATAGCTGTATCCGAACGATTTGGGCTATTTGGAAAAAAATTTGCTCCTATTTACAAAAAAACCCGCTAGTTTTTAGGCTAGCGGGCTTGTAGTTGACCTAAGACTATGAATCCTCACTTAACAAATCCGAGAACATTATATAGAATACAAATATCCACGGAGTGAAAAATAATAGTTCCATCATCCAAGAATTTTTGAGATTACTCTCTTGGCGACGCCCTTACGGAATGCAACACCATTGTATTGAGAACCCTTGACAACTGACACGAATGATCCGTTAGCAGTGTCGTAGTAAGCAGAGACGGGTACTCTGTTCTTGTTGACATATGTGAACCAAATCTTTTCATCACGATTGTTGACATTGTGAGGAGTATAGGTTTTAACCTTACTTAGTGCTTGTTTTTGTTTTTTTGTCATAGTTTAGTTTATCTGATTGTTATGATATAAGTATAGTATAAGATTGATTAAAAGTCAAGCGTTAAATCTTTCTTCCTGCTCCGCTAGTACTTTTTCGTTAAAGTCTGCCCTCAAATTAATAAGTAATTTTTCTTCAGCGAGTCCGTCAAGTTGAAATTGTTGCATCAATTTAGAGACTTGAAGTGGAGGTTGCCAACCGAGGACATCGTCCGAAACAGAGAGGGGGACAAAGTCTCCGCGAGGATTAAATACTGCAACCTCATAGTTATCTGGATGATTGCCGTAAAACAGATTACCGCCCTCAGCATTGGCGACAACGCTAAAAGCGTAGCCATTGTCAAGAGTCAGGCTTGCTACAACTCCCAAGTCTTTTGCGTGAGGATGAGGACCGAATTTTAGGTCATCGAATGTTTTTAGTGTTTTAGTCATAATATAAATTCTATAAAATTAAAGTAGTTATGTCAAGGGTTTTTTACCACCAAGAGTCGAAGAATACTTTCCAACCTTTATCGAGTAGGTCGCGAGCCTTTCTGATAAAATAAAGATCATTATCTTTGTAGTAGTAATGATTGTCGGGATAAGGATTCCCCTCTTCATCTGTCCAAAAATAAGAATCATTCCCAAAAAAGAATCCGCCTGTTTCAGGTAGCTCAAAGTTGTTGATTGCATACTCTAGTGAATCAATGTCTTCTAGTGTTAGCTCTAAAGGTATGCAGTTAAAGTCGCCCATAGGGTTAGCTTCTGATGAATCAAAGTTTGGTCTACCTTTATCCTCCCATAAATCTTCCATCCAACCTTGAAGTCTGTTATGCTTTCTCCATGTAGCTATATCTTCGTGTTGCTCGCCTTTAGTTGCATATGCTGATTGATCTAATCCCATAATAATATTCCTTTGTTAAGTTAATCTATACCTATAAGTATGACATTTTTTTAAGTAAAGTCAACCTTTTTTTTTGGCAAATTCGATTTTAATTTTTGTCTATATAGTTTCGATTTCATAAATACCCCTGGGTCAATGACTTACATTAATGGATAGGGTTTTGTTGTAATTAATTAATACACAAGTCTTTATGAAAGAATCCTTGGTCCGCTAAAACTCTACATGTGTCTGGAAAGGCCAAGTCGATAACGTCGAAAGCTTCCAGGAACCCGTCCAGGTCCTGCGCGCATTCATTAAAAAGGTAAAGGCAAAAAATATATTCTTCGTAGTCCACATATGATTGTATAAAATTTTTAATTGTTTTAAAGTGTTTAATATCCTAACCATTCAAGCACTGCCTGAGCCGAGTATTCTTCCTTGTCGCCCATGTCTACCAGGAACTCTTCGAATTCTTGGCAACCGTGGTTTTTGAGCTCCTGAAATGCCCGCTCTTGTGATATCATGACGGATTCGGCTGAGTCGTAATAAGTATCGCTCATGAGTTTACTCCTTCCTGTACGAAGCCCGTCTCATCTTTCTTTGCCATACCTTTTTCGATAAGCCCAACGACTACCCCTTTCTTGTCTAAGAAACGCAAGTCGGTATCATCACCATTGACAACTTCGTAACCCTTCCAAGTCTTAGGAAGTTGGTTGCGAAACACAACGGCAACATTCCCGCCCATAGCAAGAACCATTTCGCACTTCTTGTCATTATGCTCTGATCGAGAAAAAGTCAAGTGATAATTGGATGGAAATTTTTGTGCATCTTTAGTGAATGGCTTGTTAAGAAAAGCACACATCCTCTTGAATGACTTTGTATAGTCGTAGAATTGAGTTTCAGGAAACTTGTCAAAGATCGTCTTTGGCTCTGATTCACTGAAGAAAACAGACTCCCATGAAATGTCGCTTGTAAGGTTTAAGCGAAACACCGCTTGCATTTCTTTCTTGAGTGAACTTTTGATAGTTGAAGCAACCTCTTTAGAAAGCTTTGCAAGGAAGTCCAATTGTTGCTCAAAGAATAACTTTGTCTTGGCAATGCGTGAAGCTTGAACGGAATTCATTTGACCACGACCTGCTGTGTTTAAACAAGCCATTGTGCAACCTTTGGAACGCCATTGGCAAACTTCGTAACCCGCAAGATTGGCTGGAGCTAAGTGAATTCCTTTTGTGATGTAACCAAGTTTTTCGCCTTTAACGATTTTTTGGTTACCTGAAGTGAGTAGTGTCGTTTTAATCATGTATACAATACTAGAGAAGTTGGGGGCATCTGTCAACCCCTTTTTTTCATTTTTTTTCACTTTGTCATAAGTCGTTGAATATCATATAATTAAAATTTTTCTTAGGCGATTTTCGCAATTAACTAATACTCAGTCACTTGCAAAAGAAAAACCCCCTTCCGATTGGAAGGGGGCTGAACGACACGATATGACCAGCAACCTTAGAAGGGGTCACCTGCACCGACTACCTCGGCTTCGATTATCTCATCCTGCTTAAAGCTTGATGAATCAAAGCCCACTTCGGAGTCAAGCACGGAATGCAATGCTTCGGAGCGTTGAGGTAATGCGGTAAGGTTACCCTTGTAAACCTCTGTGAAAGCGTTGTACAATGAGTTTACATTCCTGTCCCAAAATTCGGGATGATCGGACTTTTCCCATTGGTCAACAACATCAATGATCTTTGACTTAGGCAAAGCACCTGCCTTGCAAGCACGGATCACAAGATCGTTGACTTGAGCGTTTTTAAGATCATGCTCTTTGTAGGCATCAATCCTACTATCTTGAGCAACCCAAAAGTTGAAAAGCTTGCCAAGAGTGCGAGCAATGACATGGTCAAGCTCATTGAGGATATTCTTAGTATGCCTACGAGCTAGTTTGACCTCGTTAGTAAAAATAAGATTGTCGCAGACAAAAGGAGCGTCACCTGCACAAAGTCCTGCGGGGAAGCACTTGTCGTGGGCATTCCGAAGTCCTACGATAGTGCCTCGCTCTGAAGCCTCTCTTTTAGGATGAGAAACTTGAAACAAGCCAAAGTATCTTTGGTTATTCCTAGCGAGGTTATGGCACTCTGCCTCGATAGTAAAGCCCGCTTGATCAAGATGGTTGCGAGTTTTATCAATAAGGAGAGAATGAGAGATCGGTTGGTACGAGACAGAACGCTCGCCATTTTTGTTGAGTTCCTTACGAAACTCGATGGGCGGAGTTTGAACTGCCTTGACTTGGTCGATTTCTACTACTTTGTGCTCACCGCCACAGATGCGGAGATTGTTGGTTTTTTGTTCGTTATTCATAAGTATAATAATAGTTGATTGTTAATGTTTTGTCAAGAATTAATTTTAGTAAATTAAAGTTTTTTTATGCTTCAGCTTTCTATGTATGATTTTGTTTTTAAGTTTGTGAGGGCGAGCTTTGGTGAAAAGGATTGGTTTTCTTATCTTTATATCTCTCGCTTTCATATATATAATTATGACAGATTGTGATTTAATTGCAAGCAAAAAATAATTTTTTTTTGCAGTTATCTTAAGTTGTTGAATACCATATAATTGCGGAATCAGCTAGGGAAATTCCATAAAACGTTGATTATCAACAAAAAACCCCTCTCCGATTGGAGAGGGGCTTGGATTAACCGATGACCATGAAAGGTCAGAACACACGCTTCTCTAGATGATAGAGCTCCTCGAGTAATGCATTATGCTGAGACCGACGCTCATTGTGCTCTGATAAATAAATACCTTCTGATTCTTCGCAGGCTAACATATGGGCTAGCTCGCGAACTTGTGCTCGTAAATGTTCAATGCGTTTCTTCATATTCTACCCCCTTACTAAAGAGATGATGCGATCATAACGGAAAGAACGAATTCCGTTGCGGTTAAAGCAATGAGCACGAAAGCCTACGACTCTCTTGCCCTCGCGAGCGTTACCAAACTCACGCTTATGCGTAGGTTTAGAGATTGTATACATTTGTGTTCTACCATCTTCGGTAGTATACACGACATTATAGGTTGAGCTGAACAAAGCAGCTAACTTGTTTTTGAGTTTCCTTAACATTAGGATTGTTCTCCTTCTACTTCTTGTAAACCCATCGCAGGGTTTTGGTTGTAATAATTGTAAGCGTCAGTGACTTCTTCAGCTGACTCAAAACTTACAAATAAGATGTCTTTTGCACTATCGTATGGGTGCCATGGCGTCTCTGATTCCTCAAAGGCTAGCTCCCACTGCTCAGTGTCTTCATTAAAATTAGGAAGGTCAAGAGGTTTGCCTTCGCATACTGCATCGATATAGGTGTTCATAGTTGTGTTTGTCATGGTTTAATTATCGTACATTTCTTTGATCATGTCAACATCAAAATCAATTTCTCCGTCTTTTTCTTTAAGTTCAAAAGAATTTTTATCAATTAAGATTTCTTCGTCGGCATCCAAAAGGTCTTGGATTTTTTTAATATAGGTAATGGCTAAGTCGTTCATTAGGCAATGTCGATTCCGAAGTGAGATGCAAGCTCTTTCATCGCTTTATCTTTACCGAAAAAGTCATAAGCAAATGCGAGTAATTGCTTTTTGTCTCGTTCGGCATAATCTCTAATCTCATCATAAATTTCAAATATGTTGAGATTCCAATTCCAGGATTCTACTTGTGCTTCTACTTGTGATGATGTCATTATACTGCCCTTTCATTTACTTGTTCTAACATTAATTTAAATTGATCAAAAACTTTTTGCTTGCTACCTTTAAGACCAAACTCTTGCTTGATGATAGAATAGCAAGACCTGCCCCTACTCATTTGCATTCCTAGCGTCTCAAGCCTTAATCCTTTAAGGAGTGTTTTGTAGCGAAACATTTCGATTTGTTCGGGTTTGTCTAATACTGCTGTCATAATTTTTCCTTGTGTTATAGTTCTGCTGATTGAAAAGATGATTCTATTCTACGCTCATCTCGTAATAATGTCAAGTCCCGAATGATGTCGTCTAAAGTTTCATCTTCACTTTGAAACGCACTCCCCTTTGGAAACTTTTCGGGGTGACGCTCATGTTGGTCAAGACAAACTGTTGACATGGGATCTGACCATGCAAGGTTGCCTCTTACTATATCCATAATTGATTCTGATAATGTCATTGTTTTGCCCTTTCATTTTGGTCGTCTGCAATCTTTGCGAGGCGAAGTAATTCTTGGGTTACTTCTGCTTTTGCTGTGTTGTTTGCTTTTGGGTTTTTCAACACCTCGATCATAATAGGAACGAGTGCTGACCATGTTGGTGTGATGTCTATTGTTTCTTGCATGATATAATACTATGAAATTTTTTGTTCAATGTCAAGGTTTTTTTTCTGATTAACTAATTCTTTGAGCTCATAGCTGATGGTGCATAGATTTTCATTAATGTCACGCATAACTCTGAGTAGATCCGCCATGTTTCCATGACGACGATGCTCTAACATTTCATCTGACAATCCGTCAATGGCATGTTTAATTCCTTTTAATTCTTCTTTCATGCTGCTAATACTCTGTTATGGGTTAACGATGCAAATCCTGAATAATATACAGGATTTTCTGTGTCTTTTTCTACAAAAGAGCTATACTTGTACGGGTTGTATGTAATTTCTGTACCAATTGCAACTGTCCCGCCAAGGTCGTCTATCCTGCCTAAAATGCCCGCATGAACATTCTTACGCTTTTCTTGGATAACTTTCGCCCGCCCCTTTTGGTTTACTTGGAAACTGCAATCCCACATCTCTAAGCTATCTGCGTGTGCTTTAACAAGCCCGCCCTGCTTGACTGACCAACAGTCCTTGTGAAGATTCTTATATACGAACACCTTCTTGCTGAAGTCGATGTCGTATCTTTTGTCGCTTTTTGTTCTGATCATGTATACAATTATGACAGAAAACTACCGCAAGTCAAGCTTTTTTTGAAATAGTTGTAACTCGTTGGTTATCATATAATTGCGAAAATCGCCAAAAACTCTTTTCTTGCTGTAAGTTGTTGAATATCATATAATTGCAAAAGTTGGCAGGGCGATCCCGCAAAATACTGATGCTCAACCCTTTACGAATTGAATTTTAATTTTATAAATTTTTGTTTAAATTATAGCTTTATATATTTGTTGTATATTTGCTACTTATATATTTGTTGTATGTATATTTGCTATGTCATTATATGATATGATTGAATTGAATAAAGAATTTAATCTTGTTTAAAAACGAGACAAATTGTGATGACTAGTGCTCCTAGAATAATTTCCACTTAATTTGCTATATGTAGTGCTATTCTAAGATTCTCGCAATCTTTGCCACAAAGAAAAACTTCTCGGCAGTAGTCAATATCCTCGCTCTCTACTTTATCGATGCGTTGGATTGCCTCCCAGGCATGAACCCGTTCACGGGGCATTCCGCCCCATTTAATGACGACCTTCATGTGCGGGAAATAATCTACGATCTCGGCAAGCTGAGGTTTCGTGATGTATCCGTAGTTTGATAATATGTCTTTTAATGTTTTCATAATAATAAGTATGGCAGGTTTTTTGGGAATGTCAAAACAAAAAGCCCCTCCTAGAATTTCTCTAGAAGGGGCAGGGGCGGGGGATGGGGAAATATGTGTGGGGGAGGGTTCTGAGATACCTCCATCGTTTCGGCGTAAACTTTCAGTTTCGAGTTTCCTACTTTGAACTACAGACTAGGCGTGGTATTTGCCATTTGACTCATCCGATTGGACTCTGTCATCCCCACCACAGGGATCTGCATACTTTAGCTCGCTCACGACAAGCTTGTTCAGTCACCCACAGGAAGGATTATAAGCCCTTCCAAAGTGTTAAAAATTTTAAAGATCGATTTATTTTATTTATTTGAGTTTGTTTCTCAATTTATGTATATAATTATAGTATATTTAGTCTTATTTGTCAAGTATTAATTTTATTTTTATTAATTTTTCTGCACTCTCTTAATAAGTCTTTTATTTTAAACCAACTCTTCTCAGGCGGAAATAATTTTTTATTTGTATCAGAATCATGTGCTCTATATAGATCATCTACATATTCTTCTACCTTAACTAATTTAATTAACATTAATTCTTTTGCAGTTAATTGTTCATATAATTCTTCATCAG